CAAATATCAATTCCACCACATCTAGGGTGTTATTGCCAGTTTCCCTTACTCTGAAATAGGCTCCATTCTGTGGAGCATCTATGTCATAGTGGTACCAAACCCTATCTTCATAAGTTGTCAGACCTGTAGCAAGAACTTCTGTCCATGTAGAGCCATTTGTAGAACTTTCCCACACCAGATTGTAATTTTTCTCTCCATTGCTCATTATTCCAACTGTTGTGACATACTTAGTCTCATCGAACTGATAAGATATATTGCCATTTATAGAACTTTGTGTGCAAACAGTTGAGAGATCTTGATCGAAAGCATTAACAGCAGTGCCACCAGCAGAGCTAGTTGCTGTTCCGTCTGTCGGGAGGCCAACTGTTCTTCGAAGGGCTGTTTTTATGTCACGAGTTCCAACACCAACAGGATAGTTAGCTTGGCCAACATTGAATCCTATTAACTCTTTCTCTATTGTCCACAGATTGACACCAGCATTGCTAAGTGAGCAGAGATAGAAATATAGATTCTCTCTAGCAAACTTTAAGATTTCAGGTGTTTGATCTGCTGTGGATATGCCAGATCTGCGCATAGCATGATCTATTATCATCGCTACGTCTATAGTTGTCTGCCCTACTGTGCCTGAACTTGTCATAATTTTAAATCAAGGATAATAGTCAAAAGCTCCAAGTGCAGCATATTGCAAAGTGTCTGCTCTACAAAGCCTGCCACTATAAATTATATTTGTAAAAGCTTCTTCATTTCTATACAAACCTTTCTTCCAGTAATGATTCTGAACAACACCATCACCATTTTGATAAAGTGTTGGTGTGTTCCATTCATTTACTGCTACACCTGTATTAGTAGAAGACACTTTCTGTTGTTTTAGTATTCCTCCAAGACCACAGCGTGTCCAAACAGCTACAGACCCAGAACTATCTGCAGCCCAATTGACTTTAAAAATAAAATCAACCCATTTATCATTAACTATTGTTCCTAAATCAGTGCGGAGGATTGTTGGAGAGTTCTTGCTTCCTCCACGATTCTCTACTGTATAACTTCCATCTTTTAAGTCTAGAGCAAATGCTGGAGATGCTGCTGACCCTGTATAGCTATCTGGACCATGAAGCTGCAAGGCTATTCCCCATAAAGAAGGTGGTGTGAATCCTGAAGGGATGTATAGGGAAAATCCATAATACTTTGTTCCAGAGTCAGCATTCTCATCAGCATAGTCAGCAAACATTCCAACAACTTCAGCACGCTCACCTGTTGAGTTTATTGGATCATCTCCTGACTGAACTGTTACTTTTATGCTGCCTTCATAAGTGCGCTTTATTGTATTGTCAAGCTCCATTCTATTAGAACTTACTACTTGAATAGATTGCCATCCATACCGCTCACCAAAATTAGCAGCACCAAGCACATCTCTAAAGCTATAAAAGTTTTCTATCAATGTTCGATCCACTCTACAATAATACCCTGATAACCTACAGTGTCTGCTGCATTACCATTTACGTTAAAATTAAGATAAGATGCAGCATTCATGTCAATACTTCCAGAAATAATTCCTGTCGAAGATGCTGCTCCATATCCACCAAACCCAGTATTTAAGAATGATTGAGCATTTGTGGCATTGTTAGCAAGAATCAATTTTGTAAAATTTAATGAAAGAGTTGTGCTAGAGCCGCCAAAGTTGTTATTAATAACTTGTGAGCCGCCAGAAGTCGCGCCTTGTGTTGTGTTATGCCTTACAGAGACAGTTTTCCCACCAGCTGTGCCTGTAGCTGTCATCTGACCTTCTAAGTATAGAGCGCCAGTAGCGCTTACTAATCCGGCAGGAATCAATACACTTGCATAATTAGCCTCAGCGCCCGTTCCTGCTCCAGTTCTGGCAACACCATCACAATGAATTACAGCTCTGCCATTGACAGGCTTCCATTTTGTACCTGTATAAATTATTTCAATGCCACCACCAAGATCATTAGCGAAGAATTTAGTTCCTGCAGGAGGATTGGTAGGCTTAGAAGCAAAAGTTCCAACATTGTCTATATTATTTGTTGCTACTATTGCATAGTTTCCAAGACCATCATTTTCAAATGTTACAGCCATATAATCATAAGCTATAATGTAAGAAGATGATCCTTCGATTGTTCCACCACCATCAACGGTTATTGTTATAGGATAAGTTCCTGCTGTTCCTTGCTTGTCCTTAACAGTTATCTTATTACGAGTGACACGCTGAGATGGAGAATAAAGTGTCATTGTTTTAGCAATTGCATCAGCAGAGTTCCAGAATATAGAAACTACATCTGGAACATTAGAAGATAATGCATAAGTGTCACCAGAGACAATGACGCCTATTTGTGGAGTATTAAATTGAATGTTTGCTGCTACCATTATTATTCTCCCTTAACCTTTACCTGCACCAGCTTGAACAACTGTCATTGTGACGCTGCCAGCTCCAACAGTTTGATTTACTCTTATAGCTCTACAGAGTATCTCAGTTCTTCCTATCTGGCTTGTTGTAGCACCAACAAGATTTGCAGACTCTACAGAGAACCAAGTTGCAGAACCCAATCCTCCAGACTGAAATGGATCATCCTCTGTAGCCTGCACTGTATAAGTAGCACCACCACTCACAACACATTGGATGCCAACTGTAAAAGGATTCTGAAAGTAATCAAGGACAACTGGGGAGCTAGCACTAACTCCAGAAGTTGTTACTATTACTGGACGCATTGCTAAATCTCCCCAATTTTTAAACCTGTGTTACGCCATAAGCAGCATTCATAGTATTAGGATTGTCCAACTGAACAATGAATCTAAGACGCTTAGTTCCATCACTTACAGACTGAACAGCATACTTACCACGAACATTGCCTGTGCTTGCTGTTGCAGGAGAAGTCGCATCTGCAGCAGTAAAACCAGTTGTAGCAGTGATAAAAGCATTGTTCCAGAATATAAAGCATTGATCCCAGTTATCAACACGAGCAGGAAAACCAAAGACATCAGCAGTCTGAATAGTCACCGCAGCAGTGGTAGTAGCAGCAGAAGTTATGCTGCGAACATACCGGAATGTTTTTGGTGATGTGGTGGTTGCTGTTGCTGCTGGACCAGTAAAGGTAGAAGTTACAGGTTGCAAATAAGAATCAAGGCCTACAATTGTAAAGCTAACAGCAGTAACGCCACCAGCTGTGCCAGTGATGGAAACTGCTCTCTCAGCAAAATCAACACCAGTGATGTCTAAATAAGTGACACCATTGATGATAGCAGAAGTAACGCCAGTGCCTGCAGCTAAAGTTGCAGCACCATTGATGATAGCAGAAGCTACTATGTTGCCTGCAGAGATAGCAAGAGGAATATAGGTGGTAACTTTCTGCATATTAGTGGTGATACCATAACCATAAGAGTTAGGAGCATCAAGAGCATTAGTTTCAATAGGAGCACGAGCAGAGCTATCAAGACCCTGAATGCCACAATTGCCAATGCGGAGGAATGGAAGATGAGACATATTTTTCTCCAGAAAGGTTAGGAGGGAGATTTCTCTCCCTCCTTTTTGTTAAGCACCAGCAGTGCCGAAAACAGCGCGAGGATTGGTCCAACCCACAGCGTAGCGTTCAGTTGCTTTATAACGAACAGAGTCAGTTTCGAAGTCACCTTCCATAGACTTTGTCAGCTTACGACGCATAGCCAGCTGTAGACCTTTTGGAGCATCCGTCTGTACCCAGAACGCAGTGTTCGAGGTGAGACGAGTGAGCACCACAGGCTCAGTTTTGAGCTTGGTGGTCTGAATCGGGTTGATGTCGTTATTGTTAGTGCTAGTGCGCAGCGCAGACTTCAGGAGAACCTGAGCCTGGAACATATTAGCAGGAGAAACAATAAGCTGAGTCGGAGTTAGGTTAATCTTCTTGTTGTTGTCGTCAACTGCCTGCTTGATCTGGATCAAAAGCTGCTCAAGCGAAGTCTGAGACAAAGCAGCAGGAGTTGCCAGCTGATTTGAATAAGTTACTCCGTTTGCTCCAGGATGGCTAGTGTTCACGAGAGAAACACCGTCCCCACCCAGATAAGAGCCGTTGAAAGAACGATTCAGTATGTTTGCGCATACAGTTTCCTTAGTCTCAAGCATTGCGTTGGCTAGATGCTCAGAATAAGTCTTACCAAAGTCAAGATGATCGCCATCTTCCTGCATAACAAGTGTAAGAGCAAATGCAAGTCCATACACCTGATAGATGTATTTAGCCATGAAAAGCTCCTGACCTGCGTCATAACTTACAGGAGTGCCATCCGGCAGCACAGGTGCAGCGCCAAAGCCAGAAAGAACAGGCTCGAGGTGCTGATTGCGCTTGGTGCCAGTGATCTCAGTGAAAACTTCTTTCCACTGATTTTTCCCCATGTCGTAAACCCCATCGAAGCTTACGTTAAGGATCGGGGAAACGATGTCCTTAAATTGATTTGAATTCATTGGTGCAGCCATTGTTCATCCCTCCTATACTGCTACTTTATTCGAGATGTACTGATGACGAGCAATCATCACTTCAACATCTGTGTAGGTGTCACCCCACGCATTGTCAATGATGGTGCTAAG